CGGAGTAAAGCGGTTAGATACTCTATTATCTGTTTACCTGGGGGCTGAGGATACGGCTTATACAAGAGCCGTTATAAGGAAATCACTTTGTGCTGCCATTGCAAGAGCCATAGTTGGAGGAGTCAAATATGATTATATGCCTATCTTTACAGGTCCGCAGGGAATTGGTAAAAGTACTTTTCTTGCTATCCTGGGTAAGGAGTGGTTTTCTGACAGTCTTACCAGCTTTGAAGGAAAAGACGCTGCGGAGCTGATACAGGGAACCTGGATTAATGAAGTGGGGGAACTTACAGCCATGACGAAACAGGAAACCTCTGCAGTAAAGCAATTCTTAAGTAAACGTGAGGATATTTATCGTGCTGCCTACGGTAGGAGGACAGACAGGTATCCGAGAAGATGCGTATTTTTCGGTACCAGTAATGATAGTGAGTTCTTAAAAGATTCCACCGGAAACCGCCGGTTCTGGCCTGTGGATGTTGGCGTGCATAATGCTAAAAAATCTGTTTGGGTAGATCTTCCGAAGGAAGTAGACCAGATTTGGGCAGAGGCATATACCTATTGGGCACTTGGTGAAGATTTGTTTCTATCAAAAGAACTGGAAGCAATGGCAGAGGAACAACAGGAAAACCACAGAGAGACTTCTGGAAAGGAAGGTCTTATTAAAGAGTTCCTGGAAAGAAAAATACCTGCTAACTGGGATCAGATGGACATGCAAAAAAGAAGAATGTTCTGGAATGGTCAACTACATCTTCCAGAGGGCGAGGAACTGATAAGCCGCGATAAGGTATGTGCTATGGAGATCTGGGCGGAATGTTTTAACGGGGATACCAAATATCTTAAACGTCAGGATAGTAATGAAATTGTTAGCATACTGTCGATTTTAAAAGGTTGGAAGCGTAATAAATCCATTAGACGGTATGGCCCCTATGGGAATCAAAAAGGGTTTGAAAGGGTGTAAACTTTACCCGCAAACTAACAATGCAAACTATCTCAAAATATATGGTATGCGTAGTATGCATGGTATGCGGTGAAGTGCAAACTACGCAAACTAGAAAAATCGGATAGTTTGCGTACTTAGTTAACACCCAAAACCGCATAAACACTAACAAAACTACTTAATACATACTATGCAAACCAATTATATAAATAATTAATAAAATATATAAATTAGGTATATACGCGTATTACCTGACACGCCTAATATACATATACACGTACGTACGCGAGGAATTGGTTTACAGGAGATTGGAGACAAGCATGTTAAAAGAAAAGGATATTGAAAAGATACTTATCAGCGAGACAAGGAAACTGGGTGGCAGGGCGTTTAAGTGGGTTAGCCCTGGTAACGATGGTGTGCCAGATAGGATAGTGATTTTTCCGGGAAAGCCCCCTGTATTTGTGGAACTTAAGGCCGATAATGGTAAGCTTAGTGCAGTCCAGGCAGTACAGATAAAAAGGCTTAAGGATTTAGGCCAAGCTGTAGAAGTCGTAAAAGGGATTGATGGGTTAAGTCAGTTCTTTCAGGATTATGGGTATGAAGATACCAGCAAAGCCCTTGATTGCAGATTTAACCTTTAGGAGATAGTAGTATGGAATTTAAACCACATGGGTATCAGCAGCATTGTGTTGATAAGATTATTGAGATTAATAAAATAGGCTTATTTCTTGATATGGGACTTGGTAAGACAGTCACCACCCTGACGGCAATAAAAGATCTTAAGTATAATCGTTTTCAAGTTCGCAAGGTTTTAGTGATTGCCCCAAAGAAAGTGGCTGAGGGTACCTGGACCAAGGAAAAGGAAAAATGGGATCACACAAAGATGCTTCGGGTATCTCCTGTACTTGGAAGTCTGGCCAAGAGGATAAGAGCCCTTAATACACCGGCTGACATTTATATTATCAATCGTGAGAATGTAGTATGGCTGGTAGATTATTACCGGAATGCATGGCCGTTTGATATGGTGGTGGTTGATGAATCCAGTAGCTTTAAGAGCCATAAGGCGAAAAGGTTTAAAGCCCTTGCCAGTATGAGCGGACATATCAACAGACTTATTGAGCTTACTGGTACACCTTCACCGAATGGGTTAGATGATTTATGGTCCCAGGTATTCCTGCTTGACGGGGGAATAAGATTAGGACAGAAATACACACAGTTTCGTGAAAGATATTTTCAACCGGATAAAAGAGGACCAGAAGGAATGGTATATAGCTACGAAGCCAAGCCAGGGAGCGAAGGAAGTATCTTGGAAAAGATAGCAGATATCTGTATCAGCATGAAGTCAGAGGATTATTTACAACTGCCGGATATCACCTATAACCAGATACCGGTTGTCTTAGATCCGAAGTCCAGTAAAGCCTATTATGATTTAGAGAGGCAGATGGTTCTAGCACTTCCGGAAGAAGAGGGAGAAATCAGTGTTACCAGTGCAGCTGCTTTAAGCAATAAACTGTTACAGCTTGCAAACGGTGCCCTGTACGATGAAGATCGCAAGGTCCATGAGGTCCATAACTGTAAGATTGAGGCATTCACGGAATTAATTGAATCCTTACAGGGTAAACCGGTGTTAGTCTTTTATAATTACCAGCATGACAGGGACAGGCTGTTAGAAGTACTTAAGGATACCGGATTAAGAGTAAGGGAACTAAAGACCACAAAAGATGAAGATGATTGGAATAATCGGGAGATAGATATTCTTCTAACCCATCCGGCCAGCAGTGCCTATGGGCTAAACCTTCAGCAAGGCGGCAATCATGTAATATGGTTCGGGCTTACATGGAATTACGAATTATACACCCAGGCGAATAAGAGGCTACACCGCCAGGGACAACTTGAAAAAGTTTTCATCCATCACCTGGTATGCAGTGGAACCCGTGACGAGGACGTTATGGAGGCACTTGGCAGAAAGGACGATGTCCAGAACTGGGTAATGGAGAGTTTGAAAGCAAGGATTAAAAAATACAAATCAGCATAAAAGAAAAACACTATTATTTTTGATTCTTATCAGCAGCAAATTTAGTTTCTACTTCTACAAATTGATGTAAAAGTGCAAACCTAAATGCATTTAAAAATCCGAAGTTTATTAAATGTAACTTTGTAACTTCAAATTTCTCGTAAATATACCTTAGATTTTGAAATGAATATGCTATAGATTCAAGCTCTTTATCAAAATCTAAAGACTTAATATTATTATAATTATTTAAATATGCTTCAACTGTTCTTTTTTTAATACTTATTTGGTGTTCGAGCCCCAGTTGATAAAATAGAGTCTTTAGATCGTGAATTTTCCTAATTTTTTTACTTCCATTCATCATTAGCATAGCTTTAATACAAAGTTCACAAGTAAATGAGATTAGAACAACAGCAGGAAGAATAAGGTTATTTTCTTTATTTTTAATACTATTATCATCTTGACTAATTGAGTAGAGTTTACTTGCAGCATTATTCATATTTTGAACTTCTGAAATAATTGCAAGTATTTGTAATTCTTCTTTATTTGACATTGTAAGACCTCCTGATTTTTCTCTTAAGCTATTCTAATAATAATATAAAGTCATTATTTATACAAGATGTGGAGTCTTTAGGCTGGATGCATTTATGAATAATAAAAGGAATTTTTATCGTATATTGACAACTGAATATTGATAGTTGGTAGAAAATGATGTAATGTATAAGCATAATATTGCATTACAAAGGAGAAGAGCTTATGGCAACCGGTGACTACACTAAATCAGATGTTTATCGAATGCAGAACAAGTTAAATTCTTTACGAGAAGAGAAAGAAGCAGTGCCTCGTAGAGCGGCACTTATTGATACTGAGATTAGTAATTTAGAATATGAGTTACAACAAGCAAAAAACTTCTTAGCTAAAAAAGATAATTAAGTATACATACTACCAACTATCAACATCAGTTGGTAGTTTTTTTATACCCAAAATTAAGGAGGTAAACATGATAGAGAAAAAGAAAGTGACATATAAACAGTTAAAAATAGGACAAGAAATTAAAGGGACGAAGATAGGAAATTGTTCTTCCGGGTTTTCAGCAATTGTCAAAGAAATAAATCCGGCATTTGTAACTGTTTTAATGTGGGGCGAAACGGAGAAGAAAATCAACTCAGAAGACACAATGTTTGAAGTGGAAATGACAGATGATGAAATAGCAGAGAAGTATCGTGAACAGGCAAAAGAGGTCTTAAAAGGTATTCAGAATACGCTGCATAAGGATCAGATCGGCTATCATGAAATGTGGAATAGTTGGTTGTACGCTGGTACGGTTTATGAAATAGCATCGTATTGCGTGAAAGATAAAATGAAAATCATTGGGCATTGTAAGGATATATATCCTAAGACAGCTATGTTTTCAGGAGATATATTAGACATTGGGGTTTGTGCAGAATATGAGTACGGAGAAAGAATCTGGTGTCATTATAGATCTTCAGATCTGACAAGGTTACTGAAAAGAAATAAAGAGCTGCTTGAAGCAATACCCAATGAATCTTAAGGAGGGGTTTTATTGACAAAAAAGGAATTAGAAAAGTACAGGAAGCTAAAATATTCACTGGAATACAAAGTTTCCAAACTTGCAGAAGCCTACGAAAAAGAGCCAGATTTACAAGTTGGTACAGTCAAAAAAACATCTAAGCACTTTCCTTATCTTGAAGGCCTTATGGGAGTATGGATTTATAATCCAGTACAAGCAGAGAAGAGAGATAAGCGAATCGAAGAGCTTATGAAAGATATAGATAATCTAACCAGGCAGACTGAAGCAGTAGAAGAGTTTATTGCTGGAATAAGCGATGAAGAGATACAAATATTATTTAATTATAGATACATAGAGGGAAGCAATCTCCATGAGATAGGTGCAAAATTAAATATGGATAGGAGCACCGTAGGTAAGAAAATAGCAAATTATTTAAAACTTTCCCCCTAATCCCATTTTAAAGAGTTATACTAAGTATAAGTCAAAGAGCACCTTAAAGTGCCAATGACATTTCGGAACTCTGTACATATGAGCTTCCTCCTGTGGCTGCCGGTTGTCAAAGGCCGGTAGCTGATTAGTCTCTTTTCGGTATCAGACATAACATTGTAACCGATCAGGCAACAAGTGCATGACCCTGGATAAGAAAAAGCTTGTACTAACATGGGATAGTAGCTTAATGGGCAAAGCACTGGCGCGCGCATAACAGGTACAGAGTATAATGGTTCGAGTCCATTCTATTCCACTTTCTCCTTGATGGAGACTTTCTCACAATCCTTTCCTGTAAGACACGTCTGAAAACTAGGGCGTGTCTTTTTGTGTTGATAAATATTGGAAGATAGTTTATAATGGGAAAAAATACCTAGGAGGAAGGAAAGTGACTAATAATCCAGAAAGTGTAATAACAATATTAGGTATCTCATTTACATGGGAAGCTATAGGAATTGCTATTGCAGCTATTTTTTCTATAATAAATTTTTTAAAAATATTAGGTGATACTATTATTAACAATAGAAATACAAATAAGCAATTTCAAGTAAATTATATAACTGATAAAAGGGTGGATTGGATATATAAAGTCAGAGAAGTGGCATCGGAATTTACAGCACTTACTATAAATATATCAATGGATTTAAAGAGAGTTGATAGTGGTGTTAATAAAGAAGTCTTTCTAAAATATGGCGAAGCAATGTCACATTTGAAATTATTACTAAATTTTAATGGAGATATAGATGCGGTAATAATTAATTTGATTGATAAAATATATAAAGAAACATGTACAGGAAACTTTAAAGAATCAATTAAGTTGGTTCGCGTATTAACAGCGCACTTGCAAATATATCTTAAATTAGAATGGAACAGGGTAAATAGTGAGGTCAAGACAAGAAAATACAGCCAAAAGCAATTTAAAGAAGACACCATTCAGTTATATGAAAAGTATATAAATAAGGCAGATATAGAAAAGTATGAAATTTCTGATATATACGAATTGCTAAAAAAATAAATACAATAAAGTTAACAAATAGTGGTTATAGAATTATATTACTTTATCAAGTAGTAAGCAATCAACAAAGCATCCTTTGGGGTGCTTTTAATATTTACAAAATAACATATACAACAATATATACAATAAAAACATTAAAATATTAAAATATATAGTTGAAATAGTACAAAAAATATGCTATGATATGTAAAACTAAATAAAAGAAAGGGATTCTCTATGATTTTATTCTTACTGAAGTTGTTAGAGTGGATGTTTTATATATTACTGGTTGCAATAGTAATAATAGATAGAACATCAAAGGGGAGCCATTAAGGGCTTCCCCGCCTCAACAACAAAGTAATAAATAAAACATTAGCGAATTCCATATGATTCAGGCCGTAAGAGAAAAAATCTTTTACGGTCTGATTTTATATTGTTACTTTAACTATATAATAAATAAAACAAACTGAAAGAAGGTGAGCCTGTTGGCTTTAAGTAAAAAGCAAGAATTATTTTGTAAAGAATATCTGATAGATCTAAATGCTACTCAGGCTTACAAGCGTGCTGGATATTCAGCTAAGAGTGATAATATAGCTGCTGTTGAGGCTTCAAAATTACTAAGAAATCCTAAGGTCGAAGCCAGGATAAAAGAATTAATGGATAATCGCTCAAAACGGACTGAGGTCACAGCAGATAAAGTACTTGCAGAGCTTGCAGCCATAGCCTTAGCCAAAGGTAGCGACTTTG